CAAAACGGAATCATATTTCAGCCAACCAGCAATAACACGATCCTTCCGGCAACACTCAATTTTAGAACACAATTCAGCAACACATCCAACTCGACTATGATTTATACAAGTGCAAACGGGTCTTTGGTCTTTGCAAATGCCATGTCATACATGTTGACCGGTGTTTTGTCATCCTCAAACCTCGTCACATCAATTTCAATTTCAAATTCGCAGACGGGCTACAGTCAGAGTTTTGCTTTGAACTTGGGTATCGCCCCGCCCTATACGATATCGGTCCCTTTTAACATTACAAATAATGCCCTTTCGTATTCAGTCACATTACAGACGAATCTTCCAAATTCGAACCTTTTGAACAGTACCTTTTTAGCAGTGTACCCACTCACATCGAACGAGTTCAGTAACCCTTTACTGACCAACTATTCGTACTACGACTCGGTCGGTACGTACCTTATTCAGAATGCGGACCTTAAGATTGGCGGTCAAACGGTTCAGAGTATTACGGGTGAATACATTGAGATTTGGAACGAATTGAACGTTCCGTATGAGAACCAGCCGGGTCTTCAGCTTTTGACTGGAAAATACGACACGCAAACAAGTGTCGGACCTCCCGGCCGAACGTACTACGTAAATTTACCCTTTTATTTTTACGGTTCACCTGAACTGTCTATTCCGATATGCGCGCTCGATAGACAAGACGTGGAGGTCTGGGTCACGTTCCGGCCCTTTTCAAACTTGACGTCATTTACAGTCACGAATCCGACGCTCCAAGCAACCATCATCACAGAGTACGCGTACCTTTCCAATCCTGAAATTAATTGGTTTCAGAGTCACCAGATTGACTATATCATCACACAGACCCAGTATGACCAGTTTGATTTACAGGCTGGGTTCACGTCGGCCGTGTTTGAAATCTTTTTCAAAAACCCCGTCAAGGAACTCTTTTTCGTCATTCAACCCGCCGGGAATTTGCCATACGATTACTCGAACAACGGACTTGCATCACTCGGTCTAACGTTCAATGGTGAAGACGCCTTCTTGACTCGAGTCACGGATACGGCCTATGTCGGGTCCATAGAACCGTTCAATCATCACACAAACTTTTTTTCGATACCTCCACTTCCCCAGCCTCAAGTGTTTGGCCGTCAATTTTTCATGTACGTGTTTTCGACAAATCCAAACTCTGGAAACCCATCGGGATCCATCAACTTTTCGCGTATTCGTCAGGTTCTCTTGGAACTGAACATTACAGGGACATATTTGCCTGCAAAATCGTTTCGGATACTTGCAACGTCCCAAAACATTCTTCGGGTCGAAAACGGAATTGCGGGTGTTATGTTCAACTAGGGTTGCAAAGATCGGACCCCGATAGGGGTCCTCAGAGGTTCCGGGGAGTTTTTAAAGGGCGCCCTTCGGGCGCAAATAAATCCTGCGGATTTATAAGTATGGCCGGTCGTGCCAGTTTGTCCTTTTTGGGCCAAGAGGATATTTCACTGAGTGGTGATCCACAAGTCACATATTTCGTCGAGCGGTACGCAGGTCAGACGCAGTTTTCCCAACGAGTCGACCAGGTTATATTCGAAGAGCAAAGTGTGACTTTTGGATCTGAAAATCACAGAATACTTCCCAGAAAGGGTGATCTCATCACAAATATGTATATGCTCGTTCAGTTCCCGAACATTGGGACTGTGCTCGACTCGGTCGGAACTCTCATGTTCCAGTACGTCGAATTGTATATAGGATCCGAGCTCGTCGAGCGTCTCTATGGTGAGTACATAGAGATGGCGTATGACTTGACGATTCCAAAGGGAAAACAGCCCGCGCTCAAGTTTTTGACGGGAAAGACTCTCCAGTTCCAAAACGTCCCTTTGGGCTCGTACTATGTTCCTTTACCTTTTTCCCTTTTCGATAAAGGTCTTCCTTTGTGTGCCATCAAGGATGAAGTGACCTTCCGTATTGTTTGGAACCCTTCAACCTTTTTCACACAACCGCCAGTTCAGTACACTGGGATATTTACAGCGACTCTTAGCGTAGAGTACACGTACATTTCAGATGAGGAGATTCGGTTTATCAGGGGAAATGGACAGACCCCGAAGGGGTCTGGACTCGGGGATGCTCCTCAGGTTCCTCAAGGTCCTCAAGGCTCTTTACAAGGACAGAGTCGAAGTGAGCCCTCCGGGCCCACTTCCCCGGTTCCCCGCATCTTCGAACAAGTTCAAAGGAACGAGTTTTTCATACCCCAGGGTGTTTCGAACGTTCAGTGTCTCTTGAACTTTTATAACCCCGTCAAGGAACTCTTTTTTGTTTTACAACAAGACTCGGCTCGAGGGTACGATTATAGTAACACGGCAACAGCCTCAGCCTCTACGGGTACCATAGGAACCACGGACCTTCTCAACGCTCTTCAGTTGAATTTCAATACAACAGACCGTATTGAACCTCGGGTCGGTACGCCTCAGTTCCTTCGTATTATTCAACCTCTCGAGTTTCATACCCGGGTCCCAGACCGTCTGTTTTACATGTACTCCTTTTCGTTGGATCCAGAAGGGGACTCACCAACAGGGTCCGTGAACTTGTCCATAATTAAGAACCAAATTTTGTATCTGTCCCTGAACCCAACACCGACGAATGTGAATGTTCGAGTCTATGCCGTTTCATACAACTTTTTGGAACCTTCAGGCCGAGTCACTTTTTCCAACTTTTTTTAAAGACCTGAAGCTCTTGTTTCATAATGATGAAAACAGGCGACGGCGACATGGATACGTCCCAGATTGAAAGTGCGGCTATGGACCTTTTCTTACCAGTCATGGAATCAGCAACGGTTCTGGCCGCACATTATACAAAGGCGTGTGGCCGGAACTGTATCACAGCCGAGGACATGAGTTACGGGCTCATGTATGCGGCTCGGAACGTCACGGGGAAACATATAGGGTCTTTGTATCCCGAGATTTACGAGGAGGACGAGTCATGCAGTGACTCGTCCGGGTCCGAGTCGGAAGAGGAGTGGACCCGGTACGAAGGCACTGATGAAACGGCCCTCAAAATGAACGAGTGTGCCGATACGTGGGCGTCGTGGACCCCCGAGAACCCTACAGAACGTGCGTTGAAAAACGCAGTAGACAAAAACTCCTTTTTTGGTAGAGGTGAATGACCTATACGTTCTTCACGACAAATAGTGATTCAGACGAAGAAGACGAGGACCCAAAGTACTCGAGCTTTGTTGACCTCGAGGACTTTGAAGAGGACCAACCCCCAGAAGGGTTCGAAGGTCTTCAGACAGGGTCGAACATTGAGGAGGGGCCGATGGAACGGGGGGAGGAGGGTTCTCCTCCGCGTCCCTGGGACCCTTCAGAAAGTTTTTTTGCTTACATATAGTACACAATGGCATCTAGCGTTATGGGTCTTGCGACGACCATCGAGTCCCAGGGCCTGAATTCCCTTATTGGCGGGTTTTCCTTTGCCGCTGCTCTCGCCTGGTACGGCGTTGTCCAGGCCCTCATCGAGAAGTACGTCAAGCAGGGCCCAGGCGTCAAGGCGCACGTCATTGCTGCTCTCCTGACGACCCTCCTGTCCATCCTCGTGTTCATGCTCGCCAAGAAGTTCATCACCAACGTGGAGATTAAGGAGCCTGGTCAGCCCATGTTCGCGATCACAAGATAGGGAACCAAAAATCACAATGTTTGCTTCAGGTCGGTCGCACAGGAACGACTTTGAGTCCAGGGGCGGGGCCAGAGACGACTTGGTCAAGTCGTCCCCCAAGTCGGCCCGCCCTCGGCCAACTTTTGTAGGCGACAAAAGCCCCAACAAGTACTAAAATGATAATCCACCAGTGAAAACGCCTCTTTGGCTCGGGTGGTGGAGGCGGTTGTATTTTCATCGCCTCCACGATTCGTTTTATTTGAATCTCCTCCAGGGGCTGAGGCGGTGGGAGCGTCGGTTCAGGGTCCGGGGTCAAGTGGAGACGTAAAATAAAGGCGTTTGTGTTCCAGCCCCGAAAGTCCAAGAGGTCCCCATTTTTGTCGACCCACCGAACCGTCAGTCTCTGTAAAGAGTTGATTGGTTCAGGGTAGTCTACAGAGATTCGGTAGTCCTTATTTTCATGAAAATTCTTGATACAGGCTGACCCTACATCCATGATGATGGGTGCAAAGGACCTGTTTGCATTTGATCCTGAAATTGTACCTGTTGTTCCTTGGATAGACCCTGTATCCACGTTAAAAGGGGTTCGCAACTCATCAACGTCTAGGTAAATGTAATCGTTCAGAGAGAAATCCACGAGGGTCGTACTACGTACTATGTATTTTCCAGTATATGTCGGGTCTGTAGGTCCTGCCAGGCTGGCCGTATAGGTCTTCCCATTCTCAAGACCGACCATGACGGCGAATTCACTCGATTGAATTTGAATTGTAAATACGTTCGAAGATGAAAAGATATAGTGACCTTCTTCCTGTAGATACGTGAGAGTTGGAGCACCCGTCTGAGCCGTCACGTCCTGAGCTAACGTGTATGCACTGTAGAACCCCTGATTGAGTGAGACGTTCGAGGAGGAGGGACCTCCGGTCCCGACGCTGAAAACGTTGGAACCATTGGTCAAGTTGTACATGCTGTTCCCGACCCGAGCACTCACGAGGTCAACACGTTCTATGTTTCTGATAGGACGTGTAAGGTGTAAGACGTAACTCGAGCCTGTGGGGTACAAGATTGCGTCCCGGTTTGTCGAGTCGACGAAAAGGAGACGCTCTGATGCGCTTGAACCGGTGTAAGGGCCCCCTGGGCCCGGCGGACTCGTTCCGAGTCCTTTCATTCCTTTCTAATTTAAGTCACGAATTTACTTGGCTTCAAGGAGCGCCAGACGGGCCTCGAGCGAACTGATGTTCGCGACCGCAGAGCTTAGGCTCTGCTCGAGCGCTGCAAGTGACTGCTTGAGTACTGTGTTTTCGGCCGCCAACTCCTTGATGGCTGCAAGAGCCAGGGGTACAAGTTCAGTGTATTTCACACCATACATTCCGTCTCCCGCGGTACTCACGGCTTCAGGCTGAACCTGAAGAACGTCTTGGGCAATGAGACCTGGATGGGGCTCGTTTGTTTCATCAGTTTTCCAAGAATACATCACTGGATTCAAAAGGTCGACTTTTGCGAGTGCGTTCGAGATGGGTTCTATGATGTTTTTGAGGCGTGCATCAGACGCTGAAGACCATGAAGTGGCAGTTGCTGTAATATAAACACCATAGCTCGTATTGGCGGGCTGAAGGTACAACGTGTTACCCGTATCAGGTCCCACAAACTTCCACCAAGATCCTACGTCTGAGCGGTAAAAACGCAAGGACCCGTTGGTCTGGAAAGTAGATCCCGTTGCCCATATATCAAGCATTGGTCCGGGATTCGTCGTCCCTATGCCGACGTTTCCAGCACTCGTGATGCGCATGCGTTCAGAACCCACCGTTGCTATATACACGTTCGAATTGGCCGCTTCGGAACTGATGGTCACACCTCCAATTCCGTTATTATACAAGTACGTTCCACTTGCTCGATACTGCCCTGTAGACGAGAACGTACTATTGAAAGCAGAGAGACCTCCGCGGTTGGTCGAATCATCAGTTCCGATAAAGTATCCTGAAGCCGCTGCAGCACCTGCATTAGGATTGTATACGCGAACAGCAGTTTGCGAGTTTTGAGAATTGTACACGTCCAAGGACCAGCCAGGACTCGTCGTCCCGATGCCGACGTAACCAGACTGATTAACCGTCATGCGCGTTGACCCGTTTGTCGCAAACTGTATGATGTTATCACCGTTGACCGTTCCAGCACCCGTGTATCCGACTATATTGATTCTCGGTGCCGAAGACGCGTTTTGGTACCCCGACTGAAGCGTGAGAGTTCCGAAATCTGAACCAGCGACAGAGTTGTACACCGAAGCCGTTCCAGTACTTCCGAGTTGGATGTTTCCTCCGTAGACGTGAAGCAAACTTGTGGGATTCGTCGTCCCGATACCGACTCCAGTTGTTGTTAAATTTAATGAACTCGCTCCAACACCATACATGCTCAACTGATACACATTTGTGGAGTTTGTACCATAGTTCAACCATGTGAGAACACCACACTGATATACAGTTTGTGCAGATCCTACAAGAAGGTTCACGGACTGCGTCCCCGCTAGACTTGGTGCAAAAAATGAAGCAATATTCGTACTCGTTGTTCCTGCCGTGTTCACCTGAAGAGGGTACCCGGGATTCGTCGTCCCGATGCCGACGAGAGGTCCAGACTGCAAGGTCATGATGGGGTTCCCCGCAGACCCTCCAGACCCGTTTCCGGGTGTGAAAATCTGTGTCGAGTCTCGGCCGTTGATGTATGAGCATGAAATGACATTTGCATACGTAAAGTAACCTGATGTTTGGTTATAACAAGCCAGAAGAGGAATGGTCGAGTAGGGGCCGCATATTGTTCCCGCACTCGTAAGTGGAAACTGTGGATTCGTCGTATTAATACCCACATTACTCGTCGAACTCACGAAGAGCCCAACACTTCCCGAAGAGTTACTGAACTGCACCACGGCCCCCGACCCGAGCTGCTGGACACTGAAGCCCGTGGTCGATGTGTTCGAATACACGAGCGTGTTGCTCGAGTTGATGAGCGTCGGGACACTCGGGTTGCCCTGTGCGAAGCTCATTCTACTTTAGAAGGATATTTAGTTTTCCATAAAGCCAATGAACCTGGGCGGAGCCCGACTCCATTGGGTCTATGAATGTACTGAAAGTCTCTAGGCCGGAGGCGAAGGCCAAACGATATTGAACGGGTCGGACTGTGTCGTCACATCTCTCAAAGCTTGGCGGTACGCGACCCACTGGTCCCTCTGCGCCAAGATCGGGGCGGGTGGGTCAATGACTGAACACGGGGACCTGCGGTCCCGTCGGGAACCTAACGGTTCCCTCGTCCAGTCCGCTTTTGTAAATCTATTGGAGCCTTGCTGGAGGTCCACTAGAGCTCGGCGGTGAGAGTGAAATCAAAATCGTAACCCGTTCCGGCCGTTAATAAACTGTTTGTGAAATAAATGTATCCTGCTGAAGAACCAGTACTAGAACCCTGTGACAATGTGGCTCCTGTAAGACCTGAGACTGAACCCGCCGTTGATGTTACTCTTACAGAGTTTTGAGTACCGTTATTATAAATTGCAAAAGTTGCACTG